AGCGCTTCCTCGCCAATCGCGGAGGCCGCGAGATTATATGCCTTCGCCCACATGGCGCAGGCGTCGATAAACTCACGCGCCATGTCTTTGGTGGTGCCGACATAGAAGGTGTCAGTTCCTCCGGCTTCCGGTGACATTGACCCGCTGAGCGCGGCCTCGGCGGCTTCCGCCCACGTCAGGCCGGTACGACGGGATTTCTCGGCAATCTTGAGCTGGGATGTGTCCGCAATCCAGCGGCGCTGATACGGTAGCAACACCTGATCCGCGTCGAACTCGCCCGCCAGAATGGCGCTGGCGGACTGATTACGTAACTGCTCCTGCGCTGACAATGGTCCGGCCATCATGCGATCCCCAGAATCTGGCGACGGATATCAGCGGCAGTTTCCGCAGACAGTCCGGCGCTTTTGGTGATTTTCTCCGCCTGCGCGGCGGCCTCTTCGGCGAAGGCCTGGCGGATTTCTTTCTCGCGCTTGTGGCTGGCCATCGCGGCCGCTTCCAGACGCTGAGCAACCAGCGCCAGCTGGCCGAGGGCTTTCGGTTCGACAGTCTTACCGCTTTCGGCCATTGACATGGAAGTTTCAAACGCCAGCGTTTTCACGAATTCCATCAACAATTTGCCGACGTCAGACGTCGGCGCAGAACCCAGCTTCGCGGCCCAGATTTCCGCCATTTCGCGGGAGGCGCGAATCTTTGCTCCGAACTCCTCCATACGGCTGGCGTAGCGGTTCAGGCCCGTGCGACTGAGCTTCATATCCTCCGGCAGGTTGTGGCTGTCAATCAGTTCGTTGATAGCCTCGCGGATCTCTTCCTGGGTATGACGTTTCTCACGCAGCATCTGGTGCAGCTGGTCGCGAACGCCATCCGGCAGCAGGTCGATTTTTGAGGGGCGACCACGGGTCGGGCGTTGTTCAGCAGTCACGGTCTCTCCCCAGCCGGTCGGCAAAGTCTTTGCGGGTGGATACAATATCTTTCTGCATCAGTTCCCACACACGGCGGACTTCTGGATCGGAATCCAGAAACGAATTGAGATAACTGTCAGAAGCGTTGCGGTCATAGGGCTTACCCGTTTTTTCTTCGACGAACTTTGCCACAACCTGCAGCTCAAGTTCGGCGCAGACAAACGCGGCAGCGAGCCGTCTGATGGCACTACGCGCTGCAGCAGGTAACGGTTTTTTCTTCGCCATGATTACCCCCTCGCGCGGGGCTTTTTCACCCCCGGAACCGTGGCCAGACCGCTGGCGACGTCGTCACCGCGCCCGGTGATTTCCGCCACATAACAGCCTGAAACATCCGTCAGACTGACCAGACCCTGCTCACGCAGCCACGCCAGATGCGTGCGCACCGTATCGCGGGAAACGCGATGGCCATAAGTCTGCAGGCAGGTCTGCAGAATCGACTCGTTGGCACTGTCGCCGCATTCGACAAGAGATCGCAGAATAACCAGGCGCTGGTCCTGGTCGAGAATGTCACGCATAGTCACCTCTTATTTTTCCTTCAGCTCGTTTTCCAGAAGCAGATCGCTGACGTGTTTCACCTGGCGAATCGCCGGGCCCAGTTCGCGCAAATCGCCCCGTAGGTTGCTCATCTCCAGCTGCAACTGGTGAAGGTCTTTCTGGCTGGGTAGCCCCGCGATGGTATTTTCAATGCCCTGCAGTCGGGTACGCATCAGCTCCAGTTCCTCGCGTTTGACGTAGGTCTTGGCCAGCAGAAGCTGAATGACGTTCACGGCGGACATGAACAATGCCCAGATGATCGCCCAGTTGCCCTTAATAATTTCCCAGCCCATGCTTCTCCTTATTCTCTCTGATGGTCTGACAGGTGAAGCAGGTCGCTACGTACGGCAGCGCCCGGAGTCGCTTAGCCGAAATCGCTGCGCCACAGTCATTGCAGAACCCGTACTCATCCGGCAGCTCTTTAACGCGCTTTAAATGCTGGTTTAAGAGCCGTTCCCGTTCTTCCATTTCAAGGTCACTGGCGCGATCAAACGCTCTGGTCATTTACCCACCATGACCTTGTGTTTGCTGGATTTGCTGTACCGGGCGAAGCCGTCCAGCGTCCTGAAACCCAGATAACCCAGCGCCGGGGTCGCCAGCATCAGCGCGATATCCCAGTCCGGTTCGGGCATGGAAAAAGCATGGCCGAAAGCACCGGCCACCGCGCCAGCCTGCTGACCCAGAGACATGATCATCACGTAGGCAATGCTGCTGTAGAGGGATAAGCGGGCCATCAGCGGGCGGGTCTGACGGACATATTCGTCCGTAGCGTTGTCGCCGTTGCGGATGGTTTCCTGCTGTTCGTGGTGCGCCGCCTGCTGGTCTGCCATCTGCGCCTTATCCCGCTCCAGCTGGAGCTGCTGCAGCTGTACCTTGAGGGTCTCCAGCTGAACCAGCTGTTCGGGCGGCAGCTGCGCCAGCTTCTGCTCCAGAACACGCTGCTGGTCGGCGGGATTGATGGCACCGTTGACGGTCTCGACAATACTGGCCACCGAGTCGGCGGCTCTGGCGGTATCGCTACCGAACCAGCCACCGACAGTGCGAACCAGAGAAGGTCCGGCCTTCAGCAGGGCGGAGGCAATAGTGGAAAGCGTTACA